AGCTGCCATGCCCATCATAATATATTCTTCTTCATTTGGCTTTAATCCTAATAATTGGGTAAAAGCTGAGTAAAACAAACCAAAACTAATCGGATAATTAAATTTTTTAACTAACTTTATTTTTTCAGCTTCGCCCGTCCATATTGTTGAAGTATTATATTCACCTATTGCATCTAACACCACTATAACAGCATCATTAAACTTACTAGTATAGTAGCCAGCGCAGGCATGAGAGTAGTGATGACTAAAATATTTTACTGGAAGGTCAAATGGGATATTTGGTTTCCAATCAGAAGCACCACCGTTTAAAAATATTCTAGATCTTTTAAGTTGTGGATGTTCATAATATGCTATATGTGTCGGAGTTCCATAATTAAGCATATCTATATATATATCTTCGTTGTTATACCAATCATTTTTTTTCTTACTGTACCTTTCAGCGTGGGAGGCAAATAAAATTTCTCCATCTTTTATTAAAGATACAGAAGCATCGTGTGAAGTTTCATTAATACCAAGTATTATCATCAGTATATATAACTCTTTTTTTTCATAATTTTTTTTATTTTTCTTTTTAAGAAAATAATTTTAATTTTTTTTATCATACATGTAATTTTCATAAAAAATTTCTGCCCACATTTTATGGAAAGCTACACCAAAATGTGCATTATCTTTTGCTTTTAAATCAGATATTTTGGCATCTTCTATATACTTATTATTGTATATATCAATATGTCCGTCTATCTCATATTTATTTGCAATTTCTTTATAGCAATCTTTATACCAGCTAGACCAATATAATTTTATATTGTTTATTTTACAAAAATCATTTAAAATTATTATTGAAAGATTGGTATAAAATTCATTTATTTTTATATCTATTTCTTTTTCAGATTTGTTGTATATATTTGATTTATTAAATATATTTTTTGCAACATCTTTATTAAAAGCTGTAAATAAAAATGTATATGAGTCACGCTCTGTTGACCAAGATACAAATCTTTTATGATCTGGAAACATTGCAAATATTACTTCTGGCTTACCAAACATTTTAATATAATTAAAAATATTTTTTATAATCATTGAAGAAGAAAGTGCTTGCTTTCCAATATTAAAATAACCGTCCACCTCTTCATTTAATTTAATTTTTTCATATAATTGTTTTGCCCAAACATCTTCATAATAATTGCCTACTCCTTCTGTTTCAGAACAACCTGCAAATAAAATATGTTTTTTTTCTATATTATTTTTAAAATCATCACATCTAAACCCATAATTATTAAATATATACATATCACGATCATAAACAATTCCCATGTTTTTTTCAAAATCGAATGAATTAATTTTTTGATTTGGATAAAGACTGCCCCAGAATGAATTTAAATTATCATAGTGCAAAAAATGTTCAATGGTTATTTCTTTATTAAAGTTCATTTATTAAAAGTAACTTTCCATAAGTAGATCTTGATCTTATTTTTTCATGCATTTTTCTTGCATCTTCTAAATTCATTTTTTCACCTACAATAATTTTTATTTTTTTATTTTTAATTAATTCAAATAAATTTTCAACAACAATTTTTAATTGAGGAGGATTTTGTAAAAACATCTTATTGCCCCAAAATCCAGATGCTGTCTTTGAATCCTTTATTAAATCTCTTATTTGAATTGCTGGAAGACCTTCCCTAGAAGATGCGCCATAGGAGCATATGTGCCCGTTTGTTGCAAGAAGCCTATAATAGTTTTCAAAATGTCTGCCTCCGTACGATTCCATAATAAACTTTGGCTTAGACCCTATTGATTTTATAAGCTTATTAATCTCACTTTCATTATTTAAACAGACGTAATCTAATCCTAATGTTCTAACAATATTTAATTTTTCTTCAGATGAAGAGACACCTATAACTGTTGCTCCCGCTAATTTGCAAAGTTGTGCTAAAATTATCCCAGTTGCCCCAGATGCTCCATTTACTAAAACTAAATCTCCAGGCAATATATTGCATGTATAATTAACTATCCCGTAAGCAGTTGAGCCCTGAACCATTACGGACAATGCCTCTTCTTCCGTAACTCCTTCTGGCACTTCAAATATTTTATCTTCTTCAACTATCATTTTTTCTGCATACGCTCCACTTGAAGCATACCCTATAAAAAGTTTATTATTTAGCATAAATGATGCCTCTATCCCAGGTATCACTGGGGGCAATGTTTGAATTAAATAACTATTTTCGGTTTGATAGGTATCAGCATAATTTACGCCGATCATCCTAGTATCTACTAAAAATTGATTTTTGTGTGGAACAGGTTCTTTATAATCTATATACTCCATAACCTCTGGGCCACCAAAAGATTTTACAACTATTGCTTTCATTATACTCCCATTTCTAATCTATACTCAACAAGCATATCAAATAATAAATCAGAATATGATTTATTAACAGCAAGAAATTGATTTATATTTGGATTACATAATTCGATTAATTCATTGTAAGAGTTTGTGTCTATTTCAAAAAACCATCTTATATGCTGAATAAATAAATTAAATAATTCATGTCCTTCTTTTGTTTTTGCAGATATGTTTAAGCTAACTGCTTTATCAAATTTATCTTGAAAATCATAGGCCTCTTTCAGCATTATAGAATATTCTTTTTTTGAATAAGTTTTCATTTTTTCTGTAGCTTTTATAACCCAAGGATTGTTAGGAAAAGTTTTTGCAATATCTTGAAATAAAAATCTTCTATTTTCAAAAACTTTATCTTCAAAATCCATCTTGTTCCTCTAAAGGAATAATACCTTTATCTTTAGCTATCTGATATCCTTCTTTTGTAAAATGCATGGTAGCTTGTAAATTTTCATCATACTCAACATTCATTAAACCATCTTCAAATAATTGAGCAAGATTATTGTCTACATATTCCATATGTGATTCCCACAATTCTGGGGCTAATTCTTTTGTTATATTTTCATTTAATTCAAATACCGCTTCGCCCTCTTCATTATAACCAGCAAGTCTTATGGCACCAATATCAATATAATATTGTATCCTCATCAAAGCTTCTTCGTCTTCCACTTTTTCTCCTTTGTGCACCAGGTAGGACTTGAACCTACGACTACCCGATTATGAGTCGGGGGCTCTAACCAACTAAGCTACTGGTGCTTAGTGGTTAATTATATATTTATTGATTGATTATTGTCAATGGATTGCTCTACAATTCCCTGTACATAATCTGAAAAATGTTTTCTTATATTTCCTGGGGGCCTTTTACCCAAATCATTCCATATCCTTTTATATTCAATTATATTATCAAATGTAGTTGAACATACCATAATCCCATTATACTCTTTTAGTCTGACAGGCAGAGGAACATGTTTCCCACAACATTTACATTCTTTAGCTTTTTCTTGATATATACTCATACTATTTCCATTCCGTCAAGTGCATCTACCAAACTTCTAGGCATAGCAGAAGGCGCTTTAATTAAATTTAAACTTTCTTGCTTTTCATCTTCCTTTTGCTGTTTTCTGAGAGAACTATATGTGTGCACTTCTACTGCACCAAAATCAGGGCGAGTAAGACTAATAGCATTAAATATAGAACCACACACAGCATCAGCTAAGTCCTTAGAACCTTTTCTAGGGTGATCTACCTTATCTTTAATAATTCTTAACTCAAGTAATTCATCAATTAATAATTTAATATGCGGGCCAGATAGTCTCTCTTCTAAAACAACCATTGCCATATCATCATAATGTTTTTTTGCTACTGATAAAGTTTCAGTATTAATTCCATATTGTTTTAATTGTTGCATCATGTCATGAGAATTCCAACGGTCAAATGTACATATTCTGATTTTAAAACCCCTGGATCTTAAAGCAAGTATATAATCTCTCACTTCTGCAAAATCTACAGACTTATCTGATGTTGGTGTCCAATACCTAACTGCGTCAATTTCAACAATAGGGGCTGGCTGAGAATAATTATCCGTAACTTTAACATTAACCCATTTATTAATATGTGCCATTGCAACAGCACAATGGTCATGTTTTTGAGCTAAGTCGACGTGTATAAAATAATCTTTATCTTCTTGTGGGACAAACCATTCTTCAAACCTACCAAAATTGTCTACCGCCAATGAAAGGTTGCTAAATGCTCTTTCTACTTTTTCTCTTGATTTAAAAAATGCATCAATAGCTTCAGGGGGCATACAAGCAAATCTTCCAAGTGCATCCACTGGATCTCTGTAGAAAGGCACTTTAAAATCATCAATACTTCTAGTCGGATTTACTTCCCATGTAGGTCTTTTTAATGCGTATATTTTAGGAAGTTTATAAGAAATTATATGATCTTCGTCCCATGAAACTTCAAACTGATTACCTGGAGTATCTTCTGGCAAATCTGGATCTATATTAAATGTATAAGTTCTTACAATAGTTTCTTTTTCAGCAACAACATCTGCATATCTTTGCTGAATATAATCATTTTTAAATCTAGGAAAAGATAGAAGTATTACTTTTCCATAATCAGGAAAACGAGAATCTACAGATCCACGATACATTTCATAAATAGCACTAGCTGTTTTTGCTTGGTCATGACCACTTGTGCTTTCAAGAGCAAAACCTGATATCTCATCAAGTACAGCTACAAGTACGTTATATCCTTCAAACGCCTCTCTTTCTGAATGACCTGAATATACTGTAACATTTTTATTAAATTTAATTTCTGAAGCTTTTGCTTCATATTTGCCAATGAACCAATCACTTCTTTCAATTCTTGTCTTAAACCCTTTAAAGAAAACGTTATTTGCCTGTTGTGCGTTAATAGCAATATTAATAATATCTATTGTATCCCCTGGAGGTTTACCATAATAAGTTGCTGGGTCTTTAAGGCATAATAGTAAATAAACTATATATGCAACTGAAATAGTAGAGCAATAATCTTTTCCACTACCTTTACCAAGCTGTGCAATTACTTCATTGCATGTTTGCTTAAATCTACGTTTACCTTCTTCTTCCCCAAAAAGTTTTATTAAGGTAGACTCTTTATAGATTTGGCTACTCTTCTCAATGAGTGTATACTGGTACTCCGAAAGTTCAGGAAGTGCAAGGTAATCTTTTCCCGTAACAAATGTTCGTAGGTCGACTGGTCTTTCATCAAATTCCTCTCCGTCTAGGATGTCGATGAGATCATTAAAATTAAGATCCACTTGACTCCTCATGTATTACAACTGGTTCAACTACCCCAGTTATTTGAGACAGTCGCTTTGCTACTTCTAATTTACACTTAGAACATGTTGCTGTGACTTCTTTTAAAATTTTAACAAGAATTTCTTGCTTTCTTTCTGTATCTGCAATTTGAGTTGCAAGTTCCGCATTATCTAATAGACCTACTTCTTGAAGCATGCCTATTCTTTTTCCTTCAATATCTGCAATTAGCTTTAAGGAAGTTGCCTTTACATTTAACTGCCCAGATTGATCTGCGTCCTCTACAGTCTTCCACGCCTCTTTAATAAGCATGGCATAATGCTGGTCAGCTCCAGAGATAGCCTCCTTTGCCCTTTCACGGGCTCCAGAATCGCTTCTGACGACCTCTTTCCATTCGTCTATATACTCTATAACCTCTGAGCGTTTAAACCCAGTTAGGGTGGCAATCTGAGTAGGATTATTACCTTTTAATAATTCCTCAACTACCTTGTTCATGCGATCATAATGATCAGCCAATTCAATTTCCATATATTAAAATTATACCATATTTTAGTTGACTAGAACAGGAACTTTTATTTCCTTATAAATCATTGTTGGGAAAACAATTCTAATGTCTGATTTTAAAGGCTTTACGCCATGTGCACAATGTTTTTCTGCGCTATGTATAACCATGTCGCCAGGTGATGGGCGGTAGATTATATTCTGGCTCTCATAATATAATTCTCCACCTTCTACTGAATTTAAATAAACTACAATTCCATAAATTGGTTGCTTTATTAATTCAAACCTATCACCATTTTTATATAGTTTTGCATTTTCAATTTGTTTTTCTACTTTATTATTATCATAATGAATTCCCATACCTTGACCATTATGATATTTTTGCAAATAGACAGAACTATCTAATATAAGATCTCCCGCTACAAGTGGCATATTAAGCATTTTATTATATATAAATTCTGCTTCCTTAAACCAACCTGTTGAATAATGAGTTAAATTGCCCTGATAATCTGTCTGTCTATTCCAAAATGAATCATCAGTATTTTTTGCAATATTAAATAAATTTTCAGACTCCTCTATAGAAATAAAAGATTTATATAAATATATGTCTTGCCCAAGTAGTACTGATTCTTTTGTATTAAGCATTTTGCCCCTTTGCTATTTTTAATAAAATTAAATAACCTATCAAATCATCAATATCGTTATCGCCTGGGTAATCTGTACCTTTCATTAATCTATTTAATTTATCATCAATTCTTACATGAAGCTGCTCTCTTGGCCCAGCTTTTGAAAATATACGAATAGGATCTAGAGCTGAATTTCCGTATGCAATATTTTTTTTAATTAACATATGGGCAATTTCATGGCAGGATTGCCAAATTTCTTTACCTGCTTCAGTGCCCACTGTAAGTAAATATAAATCCTGACAATTAAAATCTTTTACATCTTCAAATACTGGCTTAAGATCCATAAATTTCATCCACCTTTAAAATTACATAATCAACAATACGCTCAGAGTCTTCTGGAGTATGATGTTTCCATTCATCTATTACTGGATACTTTCTTTCTAAAATATTATACATAATCTCTATAGGTTTTGGCAAATTATTTTTTTTAGAAATTTCTACTAATAAATCTGTTATGTCATGCCACACTTGGTATGCATTATCATCATCTACTTGCCACCATGGTGCCATAAAAATTAATTTAGTATTATACTTATTAGCAAAATTTATCATTTCAGATGAATATTTAGTCATTATTTGAGACATATTATTATGTTTTTGATATTGGCCAAGAGCTGCATCCATACCACCAAACTCTGAAACTATAACTGTATCTGCTCCTAAATCATTTATATTATTTTTAAATAAATTTTCTAAATAATCTCCATCAATTTTAAATGCAGTTCTGCTATGTTGCCATAAAAAAAATAAATCGTAATTATTTTTTTCTCTTTTATATGACCCATACTCCAATGCTTTGGGGGGCCCTTTATGAACTGCCCCTTTAGACATATACGCCACTTGAGATTCACCAATTATAAATATTTTTTTTACCATTTTTTTATTAATCCAAATTTCTCTAAATATCTCTGTATGGTCATAGCAGAAACCTCACATTCTTTACTTATTTCGTTAATTGTTTTCTTTTGAACTACATATCTACGATATAGCCAATCTTTACTTTTATACAGTTTCATTTCCTACCCCACTGTATTTTATTCCATCCTCGCTCATGAAAATAATAAAGAATAGTTTTGGTAATAACCTCCATGCTAGCAATTGCCCCAGCAGTAACTGGCTCTTTAGTTATCAAAAATGATATTAAAAATGTATCAAGTGTACCTATAATTCTCCATGTTACAGCTTTTATAGCAGATCTAGACTTACTTACATTCATGATGGCCACTCCATATTGTTTGGCTTAGTAATCCAATTCCAAACTTTAGATGCCCATTTCTTTACGCTTCTGCGTAGCCGATATAGCATGAATCTCTGCCCCCAAATCTACTTGCTCAATCTTATATCCAACATCACGACCATATACAATATTAGTAATATTAGGCAATCTTAATACCATTGCCCCATCCATAAATTCATCTTTAGATATATACTCTTTTACCTGATTAAATGTTAGAGGATCTTTTGGACTTGTATTATAGGTATTTCTAACACCTAAAAGTACTTGATCTGTTCTCTTTCCAGCCTCAACATACAAAGCATGATGCCCCTCATGCCATGGCTGATATCTGCCAAGCATTAATGTTGTAGGTTCTGACCAATCATGCAGCTTAAAAATCTTACATATATCTTTTGCTCTTGAGCTTACGTCATCTATAAAATCAATATATGAAATATTAAAATCTTCTGGGTCTTGCCATAACTTATTTGTATCTTCAAATCTTCCCTCTGGTATAGTATTCATCCAAATTAAAATATCTGGTTTGCCAAAAGCATATCTTGTTGCATTTGTTGGACATACAAAATCAACAATGACTGGCGCAACATTTTGTTTAGCAATTAATCTTGCCATTTCTCCCATACGACGTGCCTGTTCAATTCTATCATCAGGACTAAATCCTAAATCTGAATTAACAGTTGATCGAACCTCGTCTGCATTTAAATGGATTGCATTAATTCTTTCCTTCAAAGCTTTTGCCAGCTCTGTCTTTCCAGAGCCAGGGAGTCCTATAATCTGTATAATCATCTTTTAGTTAACACTTCATTAGCATAGTAGGCAATTCCAAATGAATCTGCCACATCAAAATCTTCTAAGCTTAAATTATATTTTTTATTAAAGTAATCTACTGTTCTTTGCTTTCTAATTTCCCGCATTTTATTCTTATACCAAGAATCTGCGTACCCAGGATTTTCTGATCTTAGTTTGTCTTTTTCCCACTTCGTTGGGTTTTTATTGCCGATATGTGCCTGCCAAGAACTAGGGGATACAGTAATAACGGAAGAGCCAGTAGACATAAGTTCAGCAATAACAACACCATAGACATAAGATAATTTTATCACAGCATCAGCAGATTTGACAAGTATTGCGCCTTCGATTGCAATATAATCTGACTTTAACTCATCTATCATTGCAAACGTTTTGCATTTAGCGTCATATATTTTTTCGTATATATCGTTTCCTATTAAATTAATTTTGCCCCATTTAATTGGCTTATTATTTTCAAGCAAACAAAAAGCAATTGAATTTGTAGATGCATCTATGCCTAAAACCCTGTTAGCTTTAGTTTTAATCAGACTTGCTAGCGTCATCTATCATCCTCTTGATAATATTTCTATGTTTTGATACATTATTTTTTTCACATTTAGCACATGCTACGGACTGGTTATATCTACTTAATCTAGCTTTACAATATTTACATTCTCTTTTTGCGCCAGACCTGATGGCTTTTTTCTCATAATATTTTTCCATAATTTTTTTATTTGTTGCAATTCTGCAGCATTCATCGTTATGGTATTTTTGATTATGAGTTTTAGGTTCAAACTCTATAGCGCAATCACTATTACCGCATATCATATTTTTATTGGCTCATATGGGGCTATTTCAATTAAGCCCTCTTCCATAGACCAGCATTCCTTTTTTACTGGACAATTCTTACACTGCGAAGCAGATTTTTTATACGGACGTATTGGAAGATCTCCATCATTAAAATTATCATATACAGAACATAACCACTCAAATAACTCTGTAATAACTTTTGTATTTCTTTCATTCATCTGAACAGGAATAATTAATACTTGCTGAGTATTTTTATTTTCATATAAGAAAAATCCTTCTTTAACATTACGTAATTTCATATATGTTAATATTTGAAGTAAGTGATTCGGAGCTGGACTCATTTTGCCTTGATAAGTATCCCAACTTTCTTGCTTTGCTGTTTTAATTTCTCCAATAACTTCTTCGTTATTCCAATCAAGTATTACATCGATAAAGCCACGTATAGGAGGATATTCATTAACAATTTCGTACTCTTCATGCTTCATTACTCCCATTTTTGTGATCATTTTTTGTATTCTTTCGTGGGCCTGTGTACCTTGTGACATATTTGCAATCGCAATAGAATCATTTTCATCTATAAACATTGCTCCAGAAAATGCCAGATACCAGTATCTTGGACAATTACCATGTCCATATCCTAAAGAACTTGGACTAAAACTAGTTTTTGTTGTTTTTTGATTTGGTTTTTTTGTTGACAAATATGCTTCATTTAACATTTTAGAAAATGAAGATGGGTCAAAATTACCTGTAGTTTTTTTAAATTTTAAATTGCTTACTATTTCTCTAGCCATTGTATCTTACGACATACTTGAGGGCATCCACAAGTTTATCTATTGACTCCTTCGCTGAATAATATATGTTCTTCTTATTGTTATTTGCAGTGCCCGCTTTATCTTTTGCAATTGTAGAATACACCGCAGCCATCATTGAAAACTTTGTAGACATTGCCTGCAATTCAATAATAAGCTGCGGTGCCTTGGCAGCAGGAACATCTGGATTCATTAAAAGCTTAACTACTATTGACAAAGCCTTATCTAGCTGATCATCCTTCATATATTCATGAAGATCGTTAAACTCAGTTATTTTATTTATTAATTCCAAAGTGTTCGTGTCTGACATGTTATCCTACTATAATTCTTGTTACTAATGCGTATCCTATCCATAGTCCAACAATACCCATTAAACCAGCAAATACTGGTGGTGCAGGAATAGGAAGTTTAAAAGCACTAAATATTCCGCCAACAATAGTGCCAACTAAGGTAGTCATAAAAATTTCTTTCATTAAAATGGAACCTCTACTTCATCAAAAAATCTATCTGATGAACGATCTTTTTGCAAAGTGTAAGAAGTTAAGGCAATACAGTGTCCTTCCATCTGCTTATAAACTTTAATTTCATGCTCACTTCTATTATTTCCAGATTTATCTACCCATGTAGACTCGTGTATTGTGCCAGTTAGGGTTATCTCCTGTCCCTTTTTTAAAGTATGCTTAGCCTGATCAGCAAACTTACCCCAAAGCTTGACAGTCCACCAAGAAGTAGCGGAATCTTCGTATTTACCCGTCTCTTCATTTTTTACTCTGTCATGTGTTACCACACGCAGTCTAAGTCCAGTATCTCCAATTGGAGCTGGATCTTGACCAAGCCTACCCACTAATGTAATAGTTGGATTTGGCATCTTCATTCTCCTTTTTCTGAAGCCTCTACTATATTGTCAAGTAAAGACCAAGCTTCTACTAGATCCTCTAGCATAGCCCATTCAATTACAGCTAATCTAACCTTCTTTTTATCACCTATAATTAATTTTAAAGCTGGATACTTTTCTCTACTTACTTTAAAAGTATCTGTACATATTTTTGACCAAACATCTTGATTTAATGTAAAAGAAGAATTTGCTTCCTTATAATCTACGACAAACTGATTCCATTGAGCATCGCCTTTTTGATACTGGCCCCGCCCAGAATTTTTTTGCATCTTTGCGCCATCTCTTTTAGCTTCTCCACGTTCTGTCATTGATTAACCGATACATTATTTTCATGACCATTACTGCATGTCCATGTCATAATAAATTTAATTGGATCCCAATAATACTCTTTAACATCCAACTCACATTTAAAGCAAGGCTTTAAACCAACTACTTTTTCTAAATTACTAATATTTTCTTGAGTTGGCTTTGGTCCAATAAACTCATTAATATCTGGCATCTATTTCTTCTTTCAATTTATCAACTACATTAGGATTATCTTTAAGATATTGAACTGCTTTTGCCCTTCCCTGCAATCTTTCTCCATTTACTGTATACCATGCCCCGCCCTTTTCCACAATACCGCACATTTCTGCAACATCTAAAGTTTCTCCAATTCCGTCTACTCCTAAAGTTTCTCCTTGAAAGTAGAAGTCATACTGTCCAGATAAATTTGGGGGCCCAAGTTTGTTGTAATCAATAATCCAATTAACTGGTCTTCCGACTCTTTGTTCAATAATTTTATCGCCAACTTTAACGCCAGATTTGATAGCATTAGCCTCAGCCTCGGAAGACCAAAGCTTAATGACTGTGGAGGAAAAGAATTTGACTGCCATTCCTCCCGTAGGTATGTGGCTGGCATGCATAGACCCAAATTGATTTCTTTGCTGGGAAATGAGAACAAGTAATGTATTTTTGTTTGCATAGTTTAACATTTTGACCGCATGGGTCATATCCTTTGCTTCTGCGCCTATTTGTTTTGTATCCTCAAGCTTTTTTAATTCATCTGAATCTTTTTCAAAATATATGGCAGGCAATAATGCAGATATAGAATCTACAACTACTATGTCTACTTCTGCTTCCATTAATTGTGTTGCAACATCTACCATATCATTAACAGTTTTAGCAGATGAATAAATTAATTTTTCTGAATCTACACCTAACTTAGAAGCCCATGATGGATCATATGAATGTTCTGCATCTATCCATGCACATGTTTTACCTTCTTTTTGTGCTTCTGCAATCATTTGTAAACAAAAAGATGATTTACCAGCAGACTTATTCCCCCAAACCAAAACTTGCCGTCCAAATCCAAGTCCACCTTTTAATGCAAGATTAAGACCTATGCTTGGGGTCTTTTGTTTTTCAACCTTAACATCAATTGCAGATTGAACCCTGTTTCTAGTTTTTGTATCAAGTTTTGCTAATATATCGTCTATTTGTATTGTCATTATTTTCTTTCTTTAGTATAGTATATCATTAAAAACGGTTTCCGTGAAGAGCTGGTCTATTTTTATTTTTATCCATTTTATTTTGTAAAACTTCATCTAAACTATGAATAACAAATTCTTCATTACGCATAGCAGCATATAAATCTAATAATCTAATAATAGTATCTGCTATTTCTTCTACAACTTTTTCAGACCCATGATCTTTACGGATAGCCTCCAAAACCTCAGTGACTTCCGAATGTACAAGAGCAAGTTTATTACCAATTTTGTCATAAGAATATTCACCGTCCCAAAATCCTTTGTCTCTTGCAGTTTCATGTAATAACGCAGATAGGGCGTCTAGGCCATAATCAGTCGGTAACGAGTTCATTATCTCCTTGACTTTCTTCTTCACGTAATTTAAATTCAAATGATAAATTTTCATCATTGTATGTTACTGAAAGTTGCTTATCTTGATTGTTTGCATCCATAAATAGTTGTGTAGGAATTTCAATAGAACCTAGTTTAGTTAATATTGCTACCAATATTCTAGAGGCATTCATTGCTTGGAATATCTCTTCTGGTGTTTGTGTCATTTTATCTCCTTAATCATTAAAGTACCATCATCTAATTCTTTAGTAATTGGCTTGCATATCATTCCATCCCTCATTTTAGCTAGTGCTATTGGGTACATGCTTGCAAACACGATGGCTCTTTTTAGATTTTTATATTTATCAGACATTACTATGTGAGCCATAGTCTGTCCTTTTTTCGTTTTATACGGAGTAAAGTTTACCACAATCTGCTCGTCCTCCGCAAGGTCATATTCTCTTCTATACAAATAATCAATAAACAAATCATTATTTTTTGGATCAATGTCTTTTACATTTATGTATCGTACAATACGATTATCTCCAACTAAAATGAAGTACATCTGGTTTGTTTCTATCTGTGTTTGTTCATTATGAAATAATCCTATTGAACCTGTCTCGTCTACTATTTCTACTCTTGCCCAGCCGTCGCCTCTTTTTATATTCTTTACCATTCCAAATATGACAAATGAGCCAAGCGGATCAAAATCTTCTATCGGCCTTGCTTGTGCTTTTATTCTTGGAGGCAAGTCAAGATTGAAAGTAGGTATTCCTAAAAACTCATAATAAGACTCAGACTCTTTTCCAGTTCGTGGGTTGTCTTCAAATGCTGCTGCTCCAATAGAATTTAATGAAGAAATTGCTCTTGAGTTTATTCCGCTTCCCTTTTTCCCAGCCTTTGATTTAAAATCCTCATAGGTAGAGTATGGTCTATTGTCTATAATTTTATTTGCTATGCTGTCTGAAATAAATTTAACTTCAGCAAGACCAAATCTAATTGAATCTCCTTGTAATGAGAAATTAACATCTGACTCATTAATGTGTGGCAATTTAATTTTAAGACCTAATCTTTTTGCCTCAATTAAATATTCTGTTCTTGTGTCTTTGTCTCCTTCGTTTTTAAGGAGCGAGAATAAAAATTCCAAAGGATAATGAAGCTTAAGCCAAGCGGTATAATAAGAAAGCATAGAATAAGCGACAGCGTGACTACGATTGAATGAGTATCCAGCGTGTGCCTCGAATGTTTTCCAAAGCTGTTCTGCTTCTTGCTTGCTAATATGTAGCGAAGCCCCTTGAATAAATTTATCTTGGAATTGATCGAATTCTTTTGCATCTTTTTTCTTTCCAATAATCTTTCTTACCTTATCAGCTTCTGACCAGGTCATACCTCCAAGGTGTACGCAAGCCTGCATAACCTGTTCTTGATAAATAATAACTCCAAATGTATTTTCTGTAAAAGGTTTCATGATTGGATGCACAAACCTAACAGCCTCTTCTCCATGCTTTCTTTTAATATAAGAAGGACCAACAGTATCCATTGCGCCTGGTCTGACAAGAGCGTTAGATGCAGCTAGATCTTCAAATGTGCTTACTCCCATTTTCATTAATAGGTTTGTATATGGAGTTGCTTCAGCCTGGAAAACGCCTTTTGTATATCCCTCACTTAATACTTTATAAACTTTTTCATCATTTAAGTCTAAGGATGATAAATCTATATCCTTATTATATCTTTGCTTTATTGATTTTAATGTATCAGATATAACTGATAATGTTTTGAGTCCTAGGGCATCAAGTTTAATAAGACCTATGTCCGCAACAGTATCCATATCGTATGCAACAACTGGAATTCTCCCAGACACCTTGTCTTGTGCATCCTCACGAGATTCAACTGGAGCATATTTTCTAATATCATCTTTTGCTACTACAACACCAGCAGCGTGTACGCCTACGCTTCTAATTTTTCCACGTAGTCTTTCTGCAAGCCAAGTAACCTCTGGATACTTTGTTCTAAATTCTTTTGTATTTGGAGAATCTAAATAATCTTCAAATGTGTCAACTGACTTTAATGCTTTATTAACATCACCTAGAGGAACCATGAATACACGAGCAGCATCTCTAATCACACCTTTATCTTTAAAATAAGTATATGTTGATATTGATGCTACGTGTTTAAACTTCTTTTTAAGATATTCTTTTACTTCTTTTCTACGTCGGTCCTCAAAGTCAGTATCAATATCAGGGAAGTCATTACGTTCTGGATTGATAAAGCGGAAAAATAGAAGATCGTATTTAATTGGGTCAACATCTGTAATACCAATTGTGTAACATACAAGCGACCCAGCAGCAGAACCACGCCCAGGGCCTACAAGCATGTCCTGAGACTTTGCCCAGTTGATCATATCAGCAACTACTAAAAAGTATGACGCAAACTTTTTTTGCTTAATTATAGATAGCTCTTCGTTTAATCTATCTATATATATTTGATCATTATCTAAACCTAATTTTTTTAATCCTGCAAATGACATGTCTGATAATTTATCATCGGCATTAGTTTTAGGAACTGGCAGCAAATCTAGGTTTTGATAAAAATCATATGACTGTACCTTGTCTGCTATCTCTAAAGTATTTTCAAATATATCAACTCTACTTATCCCAGCCTTTTTAAAATCAGACTCAATTTCTTCACGAGTTTGTATAAATAAATTATAGTCTTGAAATGATATCCTTCTATCTGGGTATAAATAATTAAACCTGTCTAGCATATCCTTCATTTTACGTGATTCATCAAAATCTGCCTCTTTATCCATTTTAGGATTTGTAGATAAAATAAGCATTGCTTCTTCTAAAATCTTATCTTCACCGTTAGCAAAATGAGCATCTCCTGTTGCTACCGCTTTAATTTTTAATTCATCCGCCAATTCTAGAAGATTGTCGTTTACTTCTTTCGGATTATGAGATTGAACCTCCACATAAAAATCTTCTTGAAAAGTTTGCTTAAAGTCTTTGAGTATAAGCCTTGCTTCTCCCAATTCGCCCTTTTCGATGCACTTACTAATAAGACCATTAAGGCATCCGCTAAGTACAATAATACCTTCCGCATATTCTTTTAATACCTCTCTATCAATACGTGGCTTATGATAAAAACCTTCATTCCATGCGATCTCTTGAAGCGAATTAATATTCTCTAAACCCTTTTTATTTTTTGCTAATAATATAATATGGTTGTATGCTTGAATTGATTTATCTGTTTTTGATGACCTATCAAATCTATCTGTAGGAGATATGTACGCCTCTACGCCCAATATTGGTTTTATATCATTTTCTTTACATGCTATTTGAAAATCTCTATGAGATGACAACGTTCCATGATCTGTTATGGCAATAGATTTTTGTCCAGCTTTTTTTGCTGCTAAAACTAATTCGGCAGGAGAGTTAAGGCCATCCATCAATGAATAATGAGAATGCACATGAAGATGCACAAATGACATTAACTCTCCGCCTTTCGACTACTACCAGGTTACATCGCTAGATGTAGATGGTTCCTCTTCTTGTCCGCTTTCTCCATTAAAGAAAGCTTCTTGATTCGCATAAGGTAGGTCACGAATCGCAGTTTCTTCCAGCTTATAAAGTTCAAGGCCTGAAGAATCAAACTTATCCTCATCCTTTGCAAGCGGAATTATTGTATAACTTGTATCTGTCTTTGTCCCAGATCTTTTAATTCTCCACATAAGGTTTGTAATTGAACCCATTTCTCCAGCGTATTCAATTAATGTTGGAGTAACTGTTTTACCACTTGATCCTTGTGAAAGAATTGCAACATACGGCTCTTCATTGCCGTCATCTACTAATACATTAATATATAGTCTTGAACGACCCTTCCAGCCAGCCTTATAATCTTTTCTGTGCTGCTCGCATCCCCAGCATTTACCTTGATCTTCCATTGTGCAAAGAGCTTTGCGACGATAATCTTTTGGATTTGTATGTTCTACTGCAATAAATCCTAAACCCATTTTGTCATTATACTCTGGTGAGTCTGGATCCAACTCTTGAAGAAAACGAATCTTTACGCTTTCTCCATCTTCTAACTTAACCCAACGTGCTTTGCTTTCAGAGCCACCCGTTGGCTGTGGCTTATCTAGTGCTTTGTTTAAGTCCTTGAGACCTTTAACGATACCCATATATATTCTCCTTTATAGTTGACGGTATATATCCGTCTGTCTGTTTATTATATCACGTTGCCCAAGATCGATATTCGAAATCGGATACCGCATTATTAATACATAGCTTTATTTCTTCATCTGTCATATCGCCAGCATCTTTTGCATCGTGAGGATATATCTTACCATAAGAATAAGAAGCCCACAAGATGTTTTTATTTTTTAATTTGCTAGCAATACTAATTCCTAAATTTCTTCCAGCTTCGTCGCTATCAGTCATAATTATTATTTTATTAAAATATCTATTTAATAACTTTATGTTATCTGTAGACATGTGACCGCCTAAAGTTGCAACCACGTTTGGGAATCCAGCCTGATGGACACGTATAGCATCAAAACTAGATTCAACTACTATAACGTTATCACCTATTCTTTTTGCTCTATGTATATTAAATAAAGTTTTACTCTTAGGTAAATTTGTACTATTCTTAAATTTTTTGTCTGATATTGATCTTCCAACCAAGCCAACTGGAATTCCGTCGGGGCTATGTACTGGAACAATAACCATGTTTTGATTAGCAGAATAACCTAATTTAAAATAATGCATGGAATCTTCATTAATACCACGAGATTTAAAATATTCCTGTGCGACTTTACTGCCGCCCAAAGAATTATATAAATTATCTAATGTGTCTTGAGAAAACTCTATAAAATCTGGCTTATCTTCTAATATACTACTTAGCTCCTCTTCAAATATTTCTTCTTGACTTGAAGACTTTGAAGATATAAATCGTAATGCTTGGAAATCATTTTTGTCTAATACCCTTTTTACTAGCTCAACTAAATTGCCAGACTGTCCACATGAAGGATTAAAGCATAGCCATGCACCAGTTATTGTACTTATACTAAAGCTGAAGGTATGAACATTATTATGAAAAGGACAAAACATAGATATATTATCGTTTGATTCAGATAATATATCTAGCCCTAGGGCTTTTATTACACCCCTAATTTGGGACGGAGTGTACGTGGAATTAATTTCCCTTGTGCCATTCCCTCTGTATCCCATGCCTTCTTCTTTCCTACATACACTCCCTGAATAGTCATTAGAAACTTCCAGGTCTCACCATTAAATTCTACCGAAAATGCTGGGTCTATGTCAAGTACCCTAACATAGCCTTTATCTCTCATGTCATGCACCAGTAAGCTTTCATACTGATGTTTAATTCTTATTATGTCGGAATCATCTAAGAACTCTACATTAATTTGAAATCGCTTTATTCTTTTGTGTGTCATTATTTAATTCTGGTAAATTTTCATAAATAGGCTTGATGATACCACGATTGATATCCCATTCTAAAAAGAATCTAAAATCTTGACCGTGACGATTCTTTCTTGAAACCACCTCAACCAAATCTGTATTTGCATGTCTATGAATTGCCATTGCCATATCAGCATCATATTCAATTGCTTTTGACCAAGCGACCTGACTCATCATTGGAGGTTCTTTTTGGTCAGATATATCATCGGCTGTTGCTGCAGTAATATCAATAATAGGAATATTATTTGATACAGCCAATAATTTAAAATCTCTTGAAATATTTCTATTTCTTTCTACTTCAGAATTACTTCTTTTATTATCATTAAATAATTGATGGTAATCAAGGATAACTAAATCTGGTTTGTGTTGATCAATTTTGCCTTGTATTGTTGCAGGTGTGACTTCCGCCGTGCCTTCATTAGAAATAAGTATAAAGCTGTTTTTGCCTGAAGTCTTTTTCTTCCCCCATGATTTGAAATCATCTAAGTTTATATCTCCCTTTGACAAATCGCTTGCCCTGAATAATCCAGAACCAAGCATTGTATATATTCTGTCTCTCATATTCTCTGGAGCCATTTCCAAAGAAACTATCATAGGCTTAAACCCTTGCTCCCAGGCTTTACAGGCTAGGTATGACGTAAACCATGTCTTACCTTTTCCTGGCCAGCCTATGGCCACTATAAGGTGTCCTGGAGCCATACCAGTAGGGTAGGCCTTGTCTATTGCTTCTATGCCAGTTAATATTCCTGGACTTCCACCCATTGCTGCAGATCTTTCTTTAACTGATTGATAATGTCTTTCCGCAGCATCAATGTCAATTACATCTACATCTCTTACATTATTTGTAAATCTACTCAATGTGGCCAGTTGAGACTGCATAGTTCCTAAAACTCGTGACGCTGCATCTTCTTTTAATGCAGATCCAGCTTGTAACATAATTGTTTTAAGCCTGCTGGAAACGAATTCATTCTTAAGCTTATCTAAATAATAACCAGTCTCTGCTGTAGTCTTAACTGGTTCAAAATCTTTATGGCGTTCCATTAATACACCAACTTCTGGAACTGCCTTAAATTTATAATAATATGACTTTAAACTATCCCAAATATCTCTGTGTGATGAAAATAATTCATCTGCATTATCTGCGAGAAGGGTGCTTATATCTTTATTTTTGCATACTGCAGATATTAATTCTGCTTCTGTATTCACTCTTCACCCTCTACTAACTTTTTTGTTTTCTCAAGAAGTATATTCCTGAGAACTTTATCTTCTTCAATTTGAAGCATCATATCTTCAAGTCTATCAAAATTAAAATAAAAAAACTGTAAAGGATGTTTATCTTTACCTGTTTCAAAATAATATTCAAGAACCTTTTTTGCACGGTCATATCCTATACTATCTACGACATCTTGCATGGCCCACTTTTCTTTGTACTTATTTAAAGATGGACTTTTACCATATTTATCCTTATATAAATTTTGATATAAAGACAATAGGATATATGGTTCTTTATTTGCCACTATTTAATTCTTCTTCCACTTCCTGTGTTTTTTCTACCAGCTTTGATTCAACAAACTTATAGACACGTTCGGTAGCCATGTCTACATTTTCTTCTGGGCGAACAAAATCTTCTACGCCAATACCAATTTTAATGCTTTCAAAATTTCCTAAATTTCTTGTAAATGATAAATCAACTTTAACCCTTGTCTCAGACATTATTTATGTTCCGCCTTCCTGTGCCTATTTAAAGTATCGTGAGCAAATATACCCCAACGAACTTCTATTTCTTTTTTACAAATATCGCATATAACGACTTTGCCTTTTTCCACTAGTCCGCCTTCCAAACAGGAACAAATCCAGTATCGGTCTTAGTATACAATATTAAATTATGTTTGAGAAGAGCCCTTAATTCATTTTTTGATGGCATATTTTTAGAATAACCTGATTCTAATATAAACTCATGTATATCTATTATGTCAGATTCGCTATACATAAACTTATACCAATCACTTTCAGGATTTCCAATTGGATATACCTTTTGAGGATATTTAATTTTACCTTCAAGAATATAATCTTCAATTGTAATCTTATGTTTATTCAATATTTGAGCAACCTGTTTTGTAGAATAAGCATTCTCCATATTTTTTGTTACTTGTGAATATGAATAAAGAACACGCTTTTTATCTGGATAGCACCAGGCGATTAACTCATCTTTTGCCCGTGAATAATTTAATACTTTATGTATTTTATTATTTAGGAAGAAATAGCTAAATCTTTTAGTTTGTTTTTTTCTACTTGTTCCAGCCATCGTCCTAGTGCACTCGTATCCTTATTTATCATCCAACGCTTTCCGCATAATATGCAGAATAGCTCTACGTGAAGTTTTTGTGAAAACACACGATCAACAAAAACTCTGCCATTACATCTTGCACATTTCATCATAAAGTAAACACCTTGCCATCTACTACACATGAATAATCTGGAGAGACCTGAATCAACTGGACATGTGGATATTTACCATTTTCAATATGAGCTATTGCAAATCCCTTTTGCCAATCATGATGCTGCATATACCTCATGCCTGGCCCCTTTTCATCACACATGTGCCCAATTTCATATCCACGAATTGTTTCACCTTTACCTTTATTTCTAAGTTCATATGTTTGAAAATGTGATGCAAGTCTATGGGAATGTCCACGAATCAAAGAAACTTGTAAAGAATTCATGTCAGCTCTTACCGCTCCAGCATCGGCAATAGAAATACCATGATGCACGTGAATATCACCATAACGCTTCTTTGGCAGAGCATCGTAATAAATATAACTATATCCTAAAGAATCTAAATTCCATAATGCTTCTGGAGTAACAATATTTATAAAATCTGGAAGTTTGGCATCCATATAGTTAAAAATACGAATGTCATGGTTTCCTAAAGCAGTAAATAATTCTGCATCTGGACCTGCAACCTCTCTATTTTTTGCATAAAACTCTCTTGCACCTTTTGCTTCATGCTGCATTAAAGGGACAATTGCTGCTCCATTTTGATCTTTATACATTTTAAGAAATTCAGCAGATCTTCCTTCAGTATATTTACTATAACATGCTTGGTCATCAGTGTCCCCAAGAATGTCTACAACGTGTGGTTTAAACCAATCCATGACCTTGAACCAAAGCTCGATCATCTTGTTATCTTGGTACGGGAATTGCTGGTCGGATGACAACATCCACCTTAAATCATTTGTCATTTATTTCCTAAAATATATTACATTAATAATGCATCAATGTGTAGTAAATTGTAACATAAATAAGCAGATTGTCAACACTAAATGTTACTCTGTTACTAATTTTCTTGCTACGCTTATCCAATGAACATTAAGAGTTTCTATTTTATTTGCTGCTGGAGCATTATAATACACAACCA